GTGGGAACAGTCACTAAACGTCAACTTAAAAACGGCACAGTACGCTACAGAGCACAAGTTCGAGTTCAACGTGAAGGCTATCCACCATATAAAGCATCAAAGACATTCAGTAAGAAATCACTAGCAGATGAGTGGATAAAAAGAACTGAAGCTGAAATTGAGTTGAATCCAGAAAAGATGCTAAATCCGGATGCGGAACTTAAGCATAAAACTTTAGCTGAATTTATTACTCAATATTTAGATGAGGCGGATAATTTCGCGGAATCAAAAACAAGTGCTTTGAAATTTATCGCTAGTTTAGAGATTTCAGAGAAAAATATCTATTCATTAACTCGACAAGATTTTTCTGACTTTGCTATCTGGAGACGTAAAGGAGATCCAATCACTGGTCGTGATGGGGTTGCACCTTCCACCGCATTGAAAGATTTAAGCCATATAAAAGCTGTATTGGTCCACGCTCAATTCGTTTGGGGTGAGCCCCTTGAAAATGTTATTTCAGAATTTGAGAAAGCGTTAATCGGCTTAACCAAGGCCCGAATAGTTACAAAGAGCAAATTACGTGACCGCCTGCCAACAGATGAAGAACTGCAAGCCCTTACGACTTTCTTTTATAAAACATGGAAGCGCAAGAAAAAATCGGTCCCAATGCATCTTATTATGTGGTTCGCGATTTACTCGGGTAGACGTGAAGATGAGATGTGTACTCTACGGTTGACGGACTTTGATCGAGCAAATTCACAATGGCTGGTACGTGATGCAAAGCATCCCGATGGATCTGAAGGTAATCACAAATATGCCCACTTTGAGCCTAAGGCAATTGAACTCGCAAATAAATTTTTAGAGCATGATACCCGTAAACGAATTTTAGAGCTTGGTTATTCAGATCAGTTACTTATTCCGGTTAATTCAAGAACTGTCTCTGTTTATTTCACAAGGGCCTGTAATGCGCTAGAAATTGAAAATTTGCGTTTTCATGATTTACGTCACGAAGCAGCTACAAGATATGCGGAAGACGGTTTTTCGATCCCAAAACTACAAACGATCACATTGCATGAATCCTGGAATACTTTAAAACGGTATGTGAATCTAAAAAAACGTGGACGTCGTTTAGATTTTGCTGAAGCTATGAGTGTGGCTGAGGCTGATTACAATAATCACTATAAGGAATGGAATAAGAAGCAACGCGTAATCTCAGAAATTGACACATTTGAAGCTTTCGACTTTTCAGAAAATATTGAAATTGATGTGCCTTACAATTTTATTAAAACTCAACTGGAGCAATTTATAGAGGCACATAAACAAAATAAGTACTTCATCAGAAAACATGTAAAGAAACTAAATACCCCTTTCCCTTTCGCATGGAACAAAGAAAAGCAAGAGTTCTATATCACTGAGATTCAAATTGCTTGGGAAGACTGGTTTGCTGAACATGGAGAAGTAGACTGGAATGAGTTACCACCTGAAACTTCACATTTCAGTTTTAAGAAAAATAAGGTTATACGTTTATTTAAAAACCGAGTTCTTGAATATGAGCATGAATTAAATGCCTGGTTAGATATTTCTGATAATTATTATTTTGAAGAGCATTATCACATAGAAAAAACAGATGGATTTAAAGCATGAATGCAGAATTGAGACAGATTGTTGAAACCCTTTTTGGTAAAGCAAATTCGACAGAAAGCTATATTACTAATAAAGCACGTTTAGAATCATTTTTACCTAAATATCTTTATAAGTATCGAACCCTTAATGAATACTCTGTTGATAACGTCTGCAATAGAAGTTTATGGTTTGATACCCTACTGAATATGAACGACCCATATGAAGGAAGACATACTTACAACAACCCTTTAAGAACCCCCTTAACAAATAAACCAGATTTTTTGAAACTATTATCATCCCAAGATCAACAACCAGAAAACAACCCCTTGATTGAAGAGTTTTTGGAGGACAATATAACTTTGGAAGATATTTTGAAAAAGAATTTGCCAGATGGCGAAACTCTTTCACACATGATATCTGTATTTGAACGCATTCATGAGCAGGGTAAAGAGCACTTCCATAATAATTTCTTAAAACATATTTTTATCTGTTCATTATCAGAAAAATATAATTCTGTTTTAATGTGGAGCCATTACACAAATAATCATAGTGGCTTTTGTATTGAATATGATTTAAGTAAAGTTCCTCCTTTAAATCACTTTAGAAACTTCTTATATCCTGTACTTTACGACTCACAAATGTTTGATATATCCGACTTTTTAGAGAGAGACAAAGGTACAAGTGAATATAATAATTTATATATACTTCAAGCTGTGATTAGAAAATCATTAGATTGGCAATACGAGCACGAATGGAGAGTTATACATCCTTTCGGTTCGCTTACCCAGCCTCAGAATTTACATACACCCAAACCAAGCTCAATTCTTTTAGGAAGTAATTTTTTCAATGGATTAAATAAAATAAACGATATTACCGTAAAGAAACACAATATTGATTTAGCTATCAAGTTAACTTCATATTGTGAAAAAGAACTAATACCGTTAGAAATTACCAAGATTTCTTCAAATGAGTATCTTATTGAACGCGAACCTATAAGCTATGATGAGATATATAAAAAACTGACAGAATTATAAAAAGGATTTTTAGAATGTGCTCAAACTATGAACCAATCGCAAAAGATAGAATTCACTTGCTGGATCTGTTTGAGCCAACATTTGAATATAAATCTCATATTTACCCGAACTATGATGCTCCACTCTTATTCTCAAAAAAAGAGCAGATGGAATGGCGATTAGCGCGATTTGGCCTAGTAGCCCCTTGGGTTAAAGATCTTAAAAAGGTCCACAATACTTATAACGCAAGAACAGAGACAGTTCATGAAAAGCCTAGTTTTCGAAATGCTTGGAAGAAAAACCAGTTTTGTTTAATACCTGCAGATGTAATTTTTGAACCGAAGTACATAAACAATAAGCCTGAATGGTGGGGAATTTATCGTAAAGATGATATGCCTTTCACAATTGCCGGCATTTATGAATATGCAGAAGTAAACGGTGAAGAAATCAGATCTATGAGCATGCTCACAATTAATTCTGACCACCACCCTTTTATGAAGCAATTCCACGCGCCTACTGATGAAAAGCGCTCTATTATTGTTATTCCATCTGAATTAAGGGAAGAGTGGCTTCACTGTAAACATGAGGAAGCAAAGGACTTTTTTTTAGATATGCCTGCGGATGAATTTACCGCTCAACCACGATCAGAACTGAAGAATTTCCGACCAAATACACAATGACAGACGTCAACTTTTGACTTCCCCTTGTTTATCCACAGCTTTTTAAATTTGAATTTAAGCTCATCTCTAGAATATCATCTTGAATATGTTACAAATTCAAGCTGGAGGATATTCTATGAGCGAAATTGCACCATCCATTATCGAGATAAAACCGTACCTCACACAAAGTATTGTTTTATCTGAGGCCTTATCTATCAAACAAGTTGTACCATCAACTCATCTACTCATCCCTTACGCATTAGAAAAAATCAATGCAGGTTTCCCCTCTCCGGCTCAAGATTACATCGATAAAGCGCTCGATATGAATGAGCACTTAATCAAAAATGCAACTTCAACGTTTATTGTCAAAGTTGCATCACTATCAATGCTCAATGCGGGTATAGATATTGATGATGAATTGATTGTGGATCGTAGTCTTGATGCAAAGCACGGCGATATCGTTATTGCACTAATTGACAATGAATTCACAGTTAAACGTTTAATGATCGATGAAAAAGGTCAATGGCTTAAAGCAGAGAATCCTGAATATAAAAATATCTATCTACAAGAGGGCCAAGAACTAATTATCTGGGGCGTTGTCACTCATATCATTAAAATGACACGGCATTAAGTCATGAAACATGAGAACAAAGTATTTTTTCTCATCGATGTGAATAACATGTATGTTTCATGTGAAAGAGTCTTTGACCCAAGTTTGAACAATAAACCCGTTATTGTGCTCAGTAATAACGATGGGTGTGCCGTAGCTCGTAGTAATGAATCAAAAGCTTTAGGCATTAAAATGGGTGTGCCTCTTTTTCAAATTAAAGACATTGTTCAGCAACATAACGTAATTGTTCTTTCAAGCAACTATGCAATGTATGCAGAAATGTCACGGCGCTTTCATACGATCCTTGCTTCTTACGTAACTTCAGAAGAAGTTGAACCATACTCGATTGATGAGTGCTTTGTTGATTTCACCGCCTATGAAAAGAATTTTGACTTAGAAAAAGTCGGGCAACAAATGCGCCAACAAATATGGAAATGGCTAGGCTTACCTGTATGCGTAGGAATCGGCAGAAGTAAAACAGAAGCCAAGATTGCAAATCATATTGCAAAGAAAAACCCCGGCTTTAACAGCGTTTGTGACCTCGTTAATATGGATCCGTGCAACAAAGAATATTACTTTTCTCAAATAGATGTGAGTGAAGTCTGGGGCGTTGGCCGCAAGCACTCAAAAAAGTTGCAAAGCATGGGAATAAATACGGTTCTTGATCTGGCATGTGCTGAACCACGTGAAATGCAAAAGAAATTTTCTATCGTCATGGCCAGAATTATTTACGAAATGCAAGGTATCTCATGCATTGAGATCGAACACACTCCCCCATCAAAAAAACAAATAGTTGCAAGCCGGTCTTTTGGCGGTCGTGTAACTGAACTAACGGATCTAAAAGAAGCTATCTCTATGTATGCTCAAGATGCATGTAAACGCTTGCGTGATGAAGGGCTGCTATGTGGATGTATGATTGCCTTTGTACAGTCAAACCCTTTTGATCCCAATGTGCCGTTTTACAACAAATCAATTACAGGTTCTTTTACTGAACCCACAGATTGCGCGATAGATTTTGTCAAAGCAGCTACGAGGATGTTAAACGATATCTACAAAGAAGGAATTAAATATAAGAAGTGCGGCGTAGTGCTGACATGTTTAGAACCAAAGTCTGGTCATACTTATGACCTATTAACTGACTTTAAACAAATAGAGAAAAAGGAATGTTTAATGCAGGCTATGGATGGTATCCATAGTAAGTTTGGAAAGAAAAAAATTAGTGTCGGACCTTGCTTTATACCCAATCGGAACTGGTCAATGTCGCGGGATAAATTAAGCAGAAATCCATTTAGATGGGATGAATTATTAGTAATAAGAAATTAAAACAAATATAATAATCAAGGACTAAAAGAGTAGTATTAAAATGGACCTAGAAAAAAGATTAGAACTTTACAAAGCTGAATATTTATTCCAAATTGACATGAAAGAAAAAATATATACGAGAATGGCTATATTTTCCGTATTTATAACAGCCTGCATAACTGCAAATTTTACAATGTTTGATGCTTTATTAGAATTATCACAAACTCAACTTGCGTTAGTTGTCGGCTTGTGGATATTTTGTTTATTCTATTTAGTGGCGATTATTATTAATTTTTATGGTATTTCAAAACATAAATACGATAAATTAGTAAATTCTAATATTGAAATGGAGCAATATAGAATAGTTTTAGAAAATCATTTCACAACTAATAGTGCCACTCCACCAAGTCAGCAAGAAATTGAAAAATATGTGAGGGAACAATTTAATCTATATCTTATAAAACAATATGCGGAATGCTCTTCAGCATATTATTTAAATAATGTAGATCGTCAAACAAAGCTGACTAAGATTGCAAGCAGCTCCTACTCGATTTTAGTCTTAACACTAATTGTTAGTTTATTTTATGTTGGTCACAAACTTGAAGGGAAATTCGATGAGTCAAAATCAAAACATTCCACCACCACCACCACCACCGCCTGTAAGAGTAATAAAGGGTGATAAATTAATTATTGATAAAAGTCCTCAACCACCTCAACCTCAAATTAAAGCATAAAGCTATAGGCCCTCCTCGAGGGCTTTCACACAAATACCCACATTCACATAGTTGTTGATAGTATGAGCTGTGCATCCTGAAAATAGAATGCACAGCAGTGTGATTGTGAAAGCTATCTTTGAACGTCTGTATTGAAAGAAAGTCATATAACAACCCGATTGGCAATCCAACCATAGAAAAACTGTTCCTGCTTTGGATTACGCTCACAGATTTCAATGTAGCGTTGTCCTTGCATAATGTTCAGAACTCGAACTAAAACTTTTTCGCCTTCTTTCCCGCGTTTTGACAAGTATGTTTTAAGAGCACCTAGCGTTTCTGAACCATAAACACCGTCTACTTCTAAGTCGGGGAACCCTGCTTTACCTTGGTTATTAAGCAAGTTCAAAGCTCGTTGTAAAAGTGGTTTTGCAAAGCCGGTACCGCAATTCACACCAGTATCTAAAAGTTCTTCAGCTACAGCAGAGGAAATTGCATTAACCTGATCAAAACGTGGAGCAGTCCAATAGTTTTTGCGATAAATTGCTTTGGCCACATCCAGAGGTAAATCTCGCATATTGCCTTTGAATCCATTTGCTCGAGCAACTGCTTCAGTAATTCCATACTTAGTTGCACCGCCCCGATCAGCTGGGTTATTTACATACCCGCCTTCACGCTTAATTAATTCATCAAGATATTTTTCAATATTCATTTCGGTTTCCTTCAGATATAAAAAAACCGCCCGAAGGCGGTATTAACTGTTTTCAATGTCTTTTCTGGCATTCTTAAACTCTTTGATCACTTCAACGATCGTTTTACCTTCCTGTTTATCTATAAAATTAAAAATCCAACGGACTAAAGCCCAACCGGGTAAACCACAAACAAAGAAGAACCCACCTAGAGCAATCATCCCCCATACATCAGTAACCCATTCATGAAGTCCCCACTTCACAATAATGAATGAGCCGCCAGCCAAACTTGATACAACCGTACAGATCAAACCAACTGCCCACTCTTGTGGTGAGCGTGGCATACGAGTCATTAATACAACTGCTGCAACCAAGCCGACTGCTAAAGTCACCATGATTGCAACCCCATATAATTTTAAAAGTGCTGTAAAACCGCTTGTAGAAACTGGTTCCATGCCTTTTACTCCAGAATTAGGCAATAAAAAAGCACCCATTTGGGTGCCGTGTTTTAGTTAAAATCAAACTTCTAAAGTCGCCTGTGTCACTCTCGCCGAGTAGTTCCATGATGTAGGTTTCCAGACATCACGCGCCGCAACCCGAATGTAATAGGTTGTGGTCGAATCCAGATTTCCAATTGTGCAGGCATTCTCGGTACCGGTCCAACTCGCTGCCAGCGTTTCCGGATCAAAGCTGGCATTTTTACTGATCCACACTTGGTAATCTTTCAAGTCTGGTACTTCACTTGGTATCCATGTCACCGTGATTGAGTTGGATGTAGTTGATGTATAGACGTTAGTCAAGATCGGTGGCACTGGGTTGCTGATATTCAGATCTGTAAAAGTACTTGTACTGTTGGCTGTTTTACTGGCAACACGAACGGTATAGTTTCTCTGTATTCCATCTACCTTAGCCTCGTCCATGGAATAACTATAATCAGTACTGGGTGTTTCAACAGTTCTGAGTAATTGACTACCAGATAAGATTTGCACCACATAACTTTCCGCACCATATGCAGGTTGCCACTGCACTTTAAATGACATTCCAACAAATGGCGACTGCAGTGATAAACCCTTCACACCAGATGGACGCCCACCATTTAAAGTATGGCTATAAGCTGTGACTTCATCTAAAGTTTGTTCTTTCTGCTGCAGACCATTGAAGCTGGTGAATTTGAGATAGATGGTTTTATCAATCAGATTCGAATTGAATTCATGCTGAAAGATCGCTTTATCTATTCGAACAAAGGATTCACCGGCATTATGCGCTAAAGCATCATCAAACCGTCCACGTAACACACCACCAAGCGTATACAAGCCAGATCCGTTTAAGGTTGCTTCGACATAGCTGACATATTCATCACCGACTCTACAGAGCGTTGTATTCACCTGAGCATCTTCAGACGTCCCACTAAAAATCTGACTTGATGTATTTAGCTGCACTTGCATAGATGAGATGCTGGCATTAATTGCAGTAACCAACTGGCCATAGCGCGCAGATCCGTAAATTGTTCCAATCATTTCATACGTTGTATTGTCTAGACTCGCCCAGACATTACAGCCGCCCCAGTTACTTCCGCCTGATGCTGCTACCCATACCTGATTTTTACCATCCGTCAGATCGAGCGGCGGTTCAAAGATTACCGGCGCATTAACATTACCTGGTTCCTCGTTACCCCCCTGATATCCGTTTGATGCCTGTAAGTCGTATTCAACGGCTGAGCGTGAACCTAAGGCCAGTTCTTCTGCAGTCACTGTGAGTAATCCGTCCTGATCCTCCTCGATACGCGTGATACGCACTGGGAAGCGATCTAAACCCAAAGACTCATCTGTGAGCGTCACGATATCCATCGGCTCGAGTCGGCAGTACTTCCAGCCCAGATCAAACTCATATTCATTGCGCACGTAAAGTTTGCGCTGTAGCAATAATTGCACAGCATGTCGGGCAATCTTCGGCTCACAGAAAAAGTCGTACTTCACTGGATCCTGAGTGCGTAGTCCAAAAATTTCAATATTGGCCTGATCCTTGGCCTCAACGGTTTCAGTGTTGTACTGATTGAAGCGATTCACGTACTCAATCTGACAATGATTAAACGCATCTGTATCACGGCTACGCTTCACGCGAACGGGCTGATCATCACCAATGAAGTCATCATCTGTTAAATGATAGGCTGGTGTCAGATCCGGTGTAAACGTGACTCCATTTCCAGATACCGCAGTGTCACCATATGAGCGAATTTTTAAACCATCCGGGCTGGGTACGATTGCACAATTTACCGCCTCAACAATTTCATTAATGATTTCATGAGCGGCACGTTGTTCTGTCAGTGCAGGGCTGATAAATAAGCCGGTTGCTGTACAGTAACGTCGAAACTCTGACAGATCTGCCATGTTTAAGTTAGGTGCAGCACCGTAGCGTGGATGACTAATTAGATCCTCAACAACGTCGGCCGGATTAGCATCATGAATCGTATCTGAAAACGTAATGTCGCTAATCACTTCAAAGTTATGATTCGATAATGATGCACTACCACCTAAGTCATAATTTGCACACGCGATATAGCCGAGAAATGGATAGTGTACTGCCTGATCAGGATGCATTGACGCCAGATAACCCCACACTGGGTTATGATCACCGTCGAAGAGTTCAAATCCGAGTTGATCAATTGGCTTGAGCTGCACACCGCCTTCAGTTTTTGGAACAATCTGCTCCTTATCTCGCCAGATATTGCCAATATCGCGTATTTTGGTTTCGCATAAACCCAGCATTAACGATGCGCTGTATGTATACGTTGTATTGCTTGTTTTCGTTTTACCGCCCTTACCTCCCGACTTGGTTGTCGTAGTATGCGCAGTCGATGAGAAATCGCCATACCAGAACATATTCGCAGCCAACCGGTTTTTGCCGTAGACCAGTGGCTGGCATAGTCCATATGCAGATTGCTGAACACGCATAGAGTTGATGCGGTTGTCTGATGTACTGATTGTTGTACTACCAAAGATTCCACCCATTATTTTTTCAGCCTCTTCATACGAAAAAACCCGGCGATTCGCCGGGCTAAACTTCCTTTGGTACCATCTTGAAGAATGACTCCCAGATGGATATATGAATGAATGATTGTTGGCCATTCAACGACAATTGCGCCATGGCTGACACATTTGCCAATTTTATAAAGCACAATATCCCCCGGCTCTGGTGGCCCGTCCACTTCAAAGCAGACACTCCTGATATGCTCAAGATAGCGCTCACCCATCTGATGCATATGCCAGTCTGGCGGATACGGACGCGGATCTAAATGGTCCATGAGTCCAACTTTTTCATAGACCTCACAGATCAGCGTACCGCAATCCACACCCACGCCTTTGACACGGCCTTGGTGGTGATATGGGGTGCCGAGCCAAGTCAGTGCTTCTTGAACAGCGAGCTGGTTTTTCTGCATAGACTCCCCTAAATTTTGGTAATAAAAAAACCGCTAAATGCGGCCTTTTATATCATCTTGGTTTCAGACAACGCTTCAGGCTTCGGGCGCTCAGCTTCGTACTGCTCTTCTGAAATGAACTCGACGTTGTGAATTGTCGAAAGTGTATTTGTGTCAGATAGCTCACCCATTGTGATGACAGCACCAGTGTCTTTATCTATAACTTTGTAGAACTGCCCATCTGTAATTGTATAATCAGTCATTATACTTGTCCTCCATCTGTAATTGTCCAACCTGCACTTACTAAATTTGCTCTAGCACTCGAAGATACAGAAGAATATTTTGATAAACCCATGCCCAATAATCTAGGTTTAATTCTTGATGCCCACTGGTTTCTTCTTGTCGTATTTACATCTAGCCATAAAGCGTTCAAGAAATCATCATAATAGGATGTTCTATATGCCTTACCCTCCATGAAAGAATCCAAAGATACCTCTACGTTGAACTTAGGACACCATGCTGCTAGTGGCTGATCAAACGCCGTTGCATATGCAAACATTCTCCACATGTCCAAACACGCAGACACGTTCCATGATTCCACAGGCTGATTAAATGACAAAGCTTCTTCAAAGAACTGCGCAAGATCCGTACACACAGATACATCCAAAGCTGCCACTGGCTTATTGAACGACTTGGCTTGGTGCATGAACATCCTTAATGCTGTGCATTTAGAGAAGTTGAGGTTCTCGATGGTCTGATTGAAGGATTCAGCCCCCATGAACATTTGACTAGCCGTCACAACAGATCTTGTATCCCAGTTACTTAGTGGCTGATTAAACGACTTAGCGTACTTGAATAAGCCATCCATGTATTCGACCTTTTGAACATTCCAGTCGTTCAGGTCCTGATTAAACGCATGGGCGTTTTCGAACATATACGATATATTTGTGGCAGAAGACGTGTCCCAGTTGCCAATAGGCTGATTAAAAGACTTGGCCCAGCCGAACATAGATGAAAAATCAGATACCTTAGAGGTATTCCATTTATCCAAAGGCTGGTTGAAATCAACACAATTCGCGAACATCCCTGCAAATGCAACGGCTGATTCCGTTACCCATGAATTTAGGGGCTGATTGAATGGAGTCCCTTGAAACATAGAAGAAAACTCAGTTATTTTCCTAACATCCCACAAGCTCAAATCCTGATTGAAATTAGGGGAATTATGAAACATACTTACGGCATATACTACGTCAGACATGTCCCAGTCTGATAAATCATATGCCACAAATTGGTTCCAAAACATCTTAGCCATACTGTTAATAGTATACGGTCTTCTAGAGTAATCGATCTTCATCTGATCTGGTTTGTTTCCGCCACAGAGAGATGTATCGGTAAGATAATTGTTGAACATCAACTGACAACTTTTCAGACCATCATCGATTTTTATTTTAAAATAACATACTATTTGTCTAGGTAAAGTTAACTCAGTAGTATCAATCGCGATAGGGTTCTCTGGAACTACCAGTCTATCTGGAACATTTGCGGCCCATGCGACGAATTTGCCTCCGTTTATGGTGATAGGGTTTTCAGCATGTGAAAGGCCCCATGTCCAGAGTTCAACCTCGTCGGCTCCGTTAGTTCTGCGATAAATCGCAATATTGCACTTGCCTAATTTAGGGAATACTTTAGATCTAGTATTGATAGATCCGTCTGTTTTAAGTAAAAGAGTATTTGACATATCTCACCTGATTAATTGATTAACCATACCGTATCTAGGTAGTTGATTCTGGCATCGATATACCTATATGCCTGCTCTAGATCTGGATAATTACTATTGCCGAAGATCGGTGTTACCCCCCATTTGGCTTTATCTTTCGAATAGATGTTTCTGGGGATATTTCGGGCTACTTCCACATAATGCTTAACTACCGCATATGTAGATATGTCTCCGCTTTTTCTTAACTTTGTGTAAAGCTCACGGATTTGAGGCAGATATACTTGTCTAAATCTAGGCCAGATATCACCACTGACAATGAAACCTGTTTGAGTGGCTCCCGCGTTTTCGCCAGTAAACCAGTTTAAAGTCCAGTCCAAATCGTAAGGCAGAATAGACCAATGGATATTGTCCCATGTCATGATATTGTAGTTATTGCCATTGATATCCCAATGCCCAACTAATTCAGCAAAGATGTAAAATATCAACCAGTGAGGTAAAACCAAAACAGAAGCGTGGTTTTGATAATTACTATCTAAGTCCTTAGTAAAGTTGAAAAGTCTTTCGATCGAGGTTTGTACCGCAGCAAATTTACTGGGTACAGGCCCTTGGTCTTCATATCCTGACATTTTAGGAGACTTTATTTCCCAGTCATGTGGATCAAAACTTTGACTCAAGTGTGCATCATATGTTGCACTATCTAAAAAGATATGGTTCAAATCAGCATTGTTAAGTGCGTAATTTTGTCTAGTTTTCTTTAATCTTAAGGTATATAGACCATAAAACTGATTATTTAAATAGACAACACAAGGTATTCCGTGAGGATAGTACTTTGCATCAGCTGTGTATTCTGCATCTGCTTTCCTATCAGTATTTGCTTGATAAATAATATTATTTACTTTGCAGTAAGGATAATCCAGTTTTCTTACAAGGCTATTCCAAAATCTGTAGCCACCTTGGTCGCGGAAATGGGTAGGGTCCCTGTAGAATCCCTTTAAGTGAAAAGAGTCAGTGGCGATCATGCTACCTACTTTGACCTTGAGCGATTCCATATCTGAATTAAAAAGATCCAATGTGTAGTTTTTCTTATAGTCGTATGCTGACCCTTGACCTTGGACCGTTACTTCCATGTTTGATTTGAAAAATGTCTGAGAGTTAGATGGGTCACTAAACGAACACACACCCGATACAGTTGTCTCGCCTAAATCGGTAGGCGGCTGGCCCACCATAGTGAAATCGATCCTGTAAAAACTCAATTCAGGGATGGCGATTTCGGTTTGCTCGATCACTTCGTCTGATGATTCCGAGCTGCTACCGAAAGGAGTAACTACTTCATCTGCTATGATTTTTGTGAAATACCACTCACCTTTAGAATTCAAAGAGGCAAGCATGTTTCCTGTATTATCGGAAACTGCAAGAACCGTGTCTCCACCAACCTCACTTGTAGATTCGATATTCAAATCAATATTTGAAAGATCAAATGAACCTCTTACCGTTCCATCTCTTCCAATTGAGAATAAAACATTATCCAAAGCATCTGAAATGATGAATAAGTCATCTGGGGTTGAGGAAATTGTATAAGGATTATTCGAGGTTTCTACTTTTGTTAAATTTGCGCCATCCCAAACATAAAGCCCTGCATCGTCTCCCCGAGCAATACGTACGGTAGAATTAGCAGGTACATTTATTTTATCTGCATCAAATAAGGCCATTGTTGCATAGCTATAGTTGCCACCTTGCGCCTCGACTAAATCAAGTGACATTTGACGAATATGATTGAGCAAAACGGTTAATGCATTTTTAAACTGTGATTCGGTGATAGTGTTCCCGATAAAATCGTAATCGCTCGGTACAGTCATTGGGTTACCCTCAAGAACAAAAAACCCCGCGAATGCGAGGCTTAGAAAGTTAAATTTGATTAAACGGATGTTTCAGGGATTGGTATAAAAGGCACGCCGCGGAAACGGGAAAAGTTATTGAAGCGGTTCTGGCAAGTTTCCAGACGCTTGTCGCAACCCGGATAAACCTTGATTCTCTGCCCCACCTCAGGATTTTCAAGTAATGGCAATGTAAGAAGCAGCACATCGAGCTCATGCAGACGAATCGTTCGTTTAAGACCTTTATTACCACCCTCTAAAAATTCGATCACTCCTTGGGTAAACCATCCTTGCGGCTGGTTAATGTCACACAAGATTCGTGATGCAGTACTGTCTGTTGCGACGGTAGTCTCAAATGCATAATTTGCACGGTCTAAACCACAGGCGTGATCAAACAGTGTATTGCTGCAGCTCGGCTGGTATAAATTACGCGGCATCTGCACGTTCAATTCATCCAAATCTGATGCAACACTGGCGTGAATCGTATTGCGATCGAACTCAGGTTCAATAATCCGGCCTTCAAACAACTTGATTGTTCCCGCACTGGTATCCGTAGGTGTGGATGCATCCATAAAAATACGTTCAAGCTTGAAACGTGCACCGTCCATTTGACCATTGTGAAAGGCTTGGACAATAGGAATTCCACCAATAGTATTTTCATCCAATCCATTGATCGTAATAGACAGGTTATCAACCTCAATACCAATCGAAAGACTAATCCCTTCTCTCTGGATGATTTCGCCACTTGAAAAATAAGTATAGCCTTCCACAATCAAATCGAAGTCATAACTAGTCGCTCTTATAACATCACCTTGAATGGTAGTAATTGTATAAAGATCTGCCGTAATGAATTGATTTGCATCTAATAACGCAATAAGTTTATCTGAAGCTGCTCTCATACCTTATTTCCTAGTGACCCAATCATGTCGACTTTCCCAGCTTTCCAGAGCTTAGACATAAAATTGGTATATTGCTGTTCATCATCAGCAAAACGACAACGATAGTAAAAGGTGCCAGTTACAGTAATAGATTCACCTTCTAACAATGGAATCGATAGCTGCAACAGACCATTGCTTGTAATCGTAAATTGAAGATTCCACATCTGAGCACTTGGAATTGACCACATCTCATTGTTGGGATTTGACCACATCAATGGATCTTCATTTTCTTTAGCTAATGTATGCTGAATCGGAATTCTGGTCGTGTATATCTGTTTGTATAGCTGGAATAGTGTTTGCGTTCCATTTCCTACAATCGTGCATTCAAATTGATGATCTTCTGGCATCTTAAAAAGAAAAGAATCAAATGATCCACGGCGCTCAAGAAAGAACCCTTCAAGCTGCTGTAATTCCTTGCGTCCTTTGCTTTCACGAAGAAAGGCAAAGGACATGCTGATTTGATACTTGGGTACCGCCTGATAACTGGCCCGTAGCTCGCGGCCGTTTACGGACTGCATGATCTTGGTATTGAACATCGGGGTTTTGGTGAGATCCCACTCTAAACCCGGCAGTTCAGGAAACAATACGTCTGACATGAATCCTCCTTATTTACCAAAATTGCGGTTATAGCCTTTCAAGCTGTTTGCTACAGCTTTACCGTTTTTCTTCAGCCATCGATCAGCACCTTTGGTGTCTACAAATCCAAAATTAAAGTGATACGAATCACCACCAGATGCAGAAGCAGGATCAGCAAACCCAGCATTGGCCATAGATTTACCTAAGGCACGAATGGTATTGGCATGCTGTTTCGGCAATACCATTTCTTCTTCGTGCAATTGCGTCATAGGGTTTACACCAGATGGAATGTCGTAACCGCCTCGAGCAGATTTGATCTTGCCCGCAAGACCAGCAACCAAACCAAAAGCAGCCGCACCAGCACCAACGGCTAAAATTGGACCGACATACGGAATTGCGACCATCGCTTTAAAAGCTCCGGCCATTGCTTCCCAAGCGGACATCATGATGCCTTTGATAGCTTCAGCTGCTTTTAATCCCAATCGAGCTAAACCACCCGCAGCTGTAACACTGGTACGTGTTGCCTCACCTGCGATCGTTGCTCCCGTTTGAGCCGCTTGGCCGGAAGCCTCGGCCGCTGTTTCAGCACCAACGAAACCAAGTTTACGAGCCAACTTAATGGCTTGGATTCTTAGCCATCCTTGCAACTCTTTAGTAGCTGTTTGCAAGGCAAATTGCCCCATGTCAGCCAGAACTGCTTTAGTTGCATTACTCCAAGTCAAGGTACCATTCATAAGAGACTGAATGCCCTGATCCCAAAGGTTAGAAAGTCGAGAAGTAAACCCACCGAACTTAGCTTCAAAGTCTTTCATTTCCGCATCACTGATTAAGCCCATAGACTTAGTGTCAGCAACTTTCTGATCTGTCTCTAAATCAGAAATGTTGTTTGTGATTTGGTTTTGATTGCCTTGTTTGCCAGTAATACCGGTTTGCTCATTCTCAAGTGCCAAACGCTCTAAAAGACCTTGCCGCTTAATTTCGCGTAACTGATCTTCTAGCTGTTTTTCCAATTGAACTTTACGGACATTTGAAATTTTCTTGGCATCAAATTCAGCTTGGATCCGTGCAGCTTCGATTTCATAAAGTCGTTGTGCTTGCTGTTGATAATTGTCGATCTGTTCTTCACGAGCTTTTTTGTATTCCTCAAACTCTTTTAAACGGATAGCAATAATCTTGTCTGAAGCATCCTTCTCGGCTTTGACTTTTGCAGCGGCTTTTTCATCTGCAGTCATCTTGGATTTTTCAATCTCTTCCAGTGCCTTTTGCAGATCTAAAGCGACTTTCTTTTCTTCGGATGCATATTTATACCGAATATCAGCCAGCGCTTTAGCTGCCTGCTCAGCCTGTCGTTGACGCTCTTTAGCCTCTTGTTCAGCTTTGGATTTTGCAGATGATTTAGAACCGCCTTTATCATCCTTAACGCCTGTACCAATCCCCTTATTAGGATTTGGAGGCGGAGTGCCAATTCCAATTTTTGGCGTATCTGGTTTTTCAATGGGCTTTGCAGGATCCTTATACACATAGTTGGTAATTTTTTTACCACCTGCGGAAGTAACATCGAGAATCCGTTGCCCAGCAGTTACGAGTGAATTAGTGGCTGTAGCTGCCCCTGCATTCCATGTGTTTTTCAGGTCATTCATTCGTCCTTTCATTTGATTGGTATATCGATCAGTGATACCGCCAAGTTGAGATAAGCCACCCTCCCATGCTGCTTTCGCACCTGAGAAATTGAAGTGAAGAATATTGTTAACAACACTACCAAATGTTTGAAACTTAACTTGTAGAACATCCAGACCGTATTGGATAGTGCTACGAACCATATCAAAGCCAGCCATAAGGCCATTAAATGCAATGATAAGAGCTTGGCATACTGTAACTACAACGGCGCGAATAATTGCAAAGGCGGACTGAACACCAACCTGAAAGCCTGTTACTACTATTCCTAAACCACGAATCACAACCGATACAGCATCCATAAAACCAATTTGTGCTACTGATCCATCACCGATATTGCTCGTCAAATCCTGCCAAATCCCACCAATGGTATTAAAAATATCCTCAACAATACTAAAGAAGCTGCCAAAAATACTGATAATAGATTTTATGGAATCATCAATTCCTTCTTTAGATTCAACTGCAAAATTTAAAAATCTATTTGCCAAGTCTGTCAATGCTGGTGCTGCTTGAGCAGCCATTCGAGACATAACACCTTGCACAGTTGAATGAATCGTCTCTAATGCTGTATTGAATTCTTTCGTTGATTGCATTGTTTCTGAACTCATGATCACCCCTAAATCATGAGCTTGATTTGCGTATTCCTTTAATTTTTCGGCATTATTATCTAAAAGTGGTGCCAATAATGTCGCATCATCAGCCAATGAATCCATATAAAAAGTCATTTCGGCTTGAGAGACATTGGCCTTTTGAAGGGTTTGATGATACTTCTCAAGAATTTGAGGTCCAGATAAACCTTGAAATTCTTTAGCAGTTACTCCAACTTTAGGGGCAATCTTTTCAAAGAAGTCGGCCATTTCTCCGCCGCCTGTTTGCATGAAGTCACCAAACTTATCGTTGACATCCTTCATGATGTCACTCAGCTTATCTTGCTCGACACCAACCTTCTTTGCAGCAAATGCCCACTCTTGAAACTCTGTTGCATTGGCATTTGCTAAACGGGATTGTATTTCTATTTCTTTTGATGCTTTCCCAACTGCTGAAACTAAGTCAGGTATTGCACCTATAGCCTCAGCTGCTGTTCTAGCCAATTCCTCACCAATACCTAAGAGAAAGCCTCCTTTAATTAGTGAGAAACCACCCGTTAATGAATCTTTAATATCATTGCCTACACTCTTAAACTTATCTGAGATGTTGTTTGCAAAATTATTAAATTCTGAACGTATACCTGACAAGTCGATTTTAAGATCAATGCCTTGACTGGAATTTTCAATTTTCCTTGAAGAATCTGAAACTATTTTTTCTGCATCTTTCATCCCCTCTTTTAGTTCAGAGGTCTTGGCACCGACATGGACTTCAACACGGTTATTGTTTGCCATAACTTCCTCACTGGCATTAAAAAAGCCCCTTGAAAGGGGCTGAGCTAAAATAAAAAAACCTTGCAATAGCAAGGCTTTTTAAGGTTATTTATGGCAAGTTAATCAGCCATATTTTTTGGCAAAATCTTCATCAGAGGTGCATAGATAAATTATGCCCTCAAAAAATGCAATTATTGCAGGCAATAACGTCCAGCAAAAAATCAAATAAAGTATCCCCATACCGACTTTGCCCAAGTAAAACTTATGAACTCCTATACCCCCAAGAAATAGAGCAAAAATCCCAGCAGCAATTTTGCTTTTCTTTCCATTTACTTTTGCGTCTTGTTGTCTTACACCACATTTTGGGCAAATTTCAGCACGTGCATCAATTTGCTGACCGCATGCATAACAAAATTTAGTTGGAACCATTTAAATACTGCCTATTTAATTTCAGCTTTAATTTTTTGAATCATTTTCTGTTCCAAAACACCACGTGAAACACAAGTTAAAGTGATATTTTGAGTTACATCACCAACTTTATAATCACCTTGCAATGTTGTGCGAACATCTAAAGAATTATCAGCAATTAAAATATTATAAGCAACCTTAGTACTGGTTCGATTATCTTTTAAATAATCAATGCCCATTGTTGTTCCGCAATCAGCTAAATCTGGTGTAAGGCGATAATCACGAGCTGCAGTAGAGATTACTCCAGCATCAGCATTAGCGCTCATAATCTGTTCACCATTAATTGCTAACGCACGTTGAGCTGCTTTAAAAATTTGATCCTTCGTAGCGCTCACTTGCTCGCTTGCACTTTGATTTAATGTGACAGGCGCTTTATATGTCGTTGCACAACCTACTAAACTAGATCCCACCACCAAAGCAAATAATATCTTTTTCATGATTTCACCGATTGTTATAAAGTGAACCTAATTTAACAAACCGATTACTTTTTGTCACATTGAAAAAAATCAGGGCGGCTTTAACCACCCTGCGGGAAACTTTCTAACACTTCTAGCATATCATCCTCTTCATCATCTGAAACGGTGATAGCTTGCGGAGTTTCTTCGATACCCATGAAAGCTTCTAAAATACGACAAAGACGTTGTATTCCTATATGGGCGGGAGGGTTACTTTGCTGATACGCACTTAATGCTCTTAATCTAGGTAGATCCATTTCTTCACGTACATACTCGTAATCTTTACCCATAGTTAGCACTAAATGCGTGTAAAGCTCCTCCCAATCTATTCCCCCGAACCACCTGCAGCGTTGTCATCATTTCCTTTAAGACCTGACACAGACATTACAGCTTCCATAACTTCCGTGAGTTGATCCATATAAATCATGTCAGCAACATCATCACGTGTGATATCCGGGTAATTGCGCTTAAGCGACTTAAACGCAACATCAATCACGGTACCCACATCATCGGGCTTAAATGCTTGAAGAGCTGGCAATAACTTTTCAACCGCACCAAGTGACAAAGGAGCAAATACAAATGGCTGACCATCAATAATAATTGTTGAGCCACGTGGGTTATCAACTTGCTTAAATTGCATCTGGTATTACTCCGATAAATCGATTTTGAAAACACGGTTAAGATCATCAGCCATAGGCTGGAATTCAAACTCAGGAATATCGTAATCGTCCTGTTTTGAACTGAATCCAAGTTTGTTACTGGTGCAACGGAAGAAATTCATGTGCATGAACTTGCCTTTGTAGTCACGTTGCAGGTCAACGGCAAACTCTGGCGTATAACCCATATCTAGGTTAGATACAGTGATTGACTTAGCACCCGCTACCATTGCTGAATAACGGAAGTTAATAAATACCGTTTTACCCACATCTGCAGCAGCAAATGTATAAGCACCAGTTGCGGCATCTACACTGTATTGTCCAGTTGTTGGTGCTGAAGCAACCCGTTTAAGTGGGATTGCTTTCGCATCTGTTACACCTAGATCCTTCACGAATGTACCGCTGTTAGGGACAACCGGTGTAACTGAACCACCAGCCGGAATCACTTCACCATTAATGGTTTGGGAAACCGTTTCGATTCCACCTTCAGCAACGACGCCACCGAAGAAAATGGAATTTAACAATGCACCGTTAATACGCCCGAATGAAGCTTTACATTTAATGGTACCTTTACCGCGTGCTGCATCAACGGCGAATTGACCACGACCGAAAAGCTCTTTTAAGTCATAGCTAATATCCACACCAACGGATTGCATCACCCCCACTTCTACTGGTGTGGGATTAATAATCGGTTGCCCGTATACATCTTGAATCGGTGTAGCAAAGATCTTGCCGGCACCAAATAAATATTGAGCCATTTATTTTGACCTCTCTAAAATGACAAAACCGCCATCGAGGCGGTCATATAATGAATATTTTGTTAATTGGTTGTGAGGATCCGGATAGGGATAATTGCAATCGCCTGATCATCCAGCATGTTTTCTACTGCTTCATACACTTCTATTGTGCCTTCAATCCAGCAATGCTCTACCAAACCACCTAAGGTTTGATATTCACTGAAATCCGGATGGTCTGGCTGAATAGCTTCACGTATACGATCGATGAATATATTCATCTGCGATGATGGTGGCTTTGTAGTGTCCGATTCATGAATATAGAGATAAACCTCAGCAGCTAGTTCAACTTTTGAATCTAAACCATGTACCGGGACTTCTTGCTGATTGCCTTGTGTAATAAACATGGCTGGACGCTGTTCTGGTGTTACATGGTTAAAATGACGTAAACGGCGACTTACCGTAATCAATCCTTCTACCCTTGCGCTTAACCTTTCAAACAACGCCTGATAGATTGCTTCGCTATCCACCTGCTATACCTCGCTCAATTGCTGCATCAATATTTTTCGGCACAATCTTGGCCACGATATCCAGTGAATCACGCATGAACCGCAATTCTCTAAACCGAACATTCCTAGAATGGGCCTTAATATTGACCTGAACAGGTGAAATAGGTCGGCCAAAAGCCTGTTTAATCGTCCTAAGGTGTGCTTTAACACCCAAAGCTCCATTTAGACCAAATTCATGTGCAGGTGCATATGGGACCAAAGCACCACCAGCGCCTACGGTTCCCTCTATGAAATCCTTATCCTCATCCACCTTTGATGAAACGGATCCACGCAAACGGCAAGACTGAACTTTGAGTCGTTGGCCACTTAACATGTCTTCCTGAACAATCCGCTGTAAGCGCAAAGTAAGAGCGTTAACCGTGCGTCTTATTTCAAACCTAACGCGATTATTCATCTCATCAAAGTTGACCTGAGTATCAACACGATAATCGCTCATAGCTTAATTACTCTTTAGCAGATGCTGCAGATTTCTTTGGCTCAACCACTTCAACATAACGCTCAAAACCTAAGGGCTTTAAAATATGGATAATGTCATTATCAGATTCTAAAACGCCGTTTTTGATATCTAGGTTTTGCCCGGCAATAACGAGTTTGGTTGGTTTATAACCTTCTGGTGCCTGATATTTAAAAGGCATGGGATTCTCCTATACAACAAAGGCACCCACACCCAAACGGTTAGGGTTTGTGCCTTCATCATCAATTGGAATGGAATTTTTTAACGCAAGATAGCGCTGGCCATACATGCTGAGATCATAGAAAGCTTCTTTCGATGAACGTGAATAACTCACACTTTGGCCCGCAATTGTCATGCTTGAGGCGGTACCAAAAGCAGCACCATTGCCGCTTGAGGCACCTACTTTAAGGATATGGGCTGCATACAGACCTACAGCACGCTCCTTTAATGCGCCAAACTCAATTTGAGATACGACCAGATCTGCTTCTTCTAATGCATCCTGAATCTTTGCATCAGGCAAATTAACTAAAGCCGTATCAGTCGAGAATTTCTGGCGAAACGTTTGTACGTCCATATGTCTACCTTATTCCTTAGCCTGAGCTAACTTAGCTTGTAGCTGCTCAAGTGTTTCATCATCACTGAACGTTACTTCAAGCTCTGTTAATTCAGCCTTCACGGCGGCCAAAGCATCTTCATCAGTGGCCTTTTGTTGCTCACCTGCTGCATCGTTTTGTTTGCCACCTTTGCCACCACGACCACCAGTTTTCCCTGCTGCTTTTGGCTCATCATTTGGGATTTCCTGAACTTCAAGTTCACCTTTTTCAACGAGTGATTTAAATGCCTTACCTTTAGATATACGTGTGAGATCCGAAGCACTAACTTGTACTGTTTGGCCCTGACCGACCTGAATTCCATCAAAAGAAAAAGCGGCCTGAGAGCCGCTATAAGTAATTTTTGGCATGTTTAGTTATCCTTATTCAACATCATAGTAGCGGAGAGAATCGACACGTTTTAAATAGACACCTTCATACATATAGTGTCCCGGTGTACGCATCACATAATTGATAGGTTGAGCTGCCAAGAATTCCAGTTCATTACAACGGAAAGTAATACAGCTCGGATCACGGCGGTAAATAATGCTACGGTCAGTACCACCTTCACCTTTACCCTCAAGCATACTTTCTGAAGTGAATGTCAGAGTTTTACCTTGCATTGCAAAGGTGTTCTTTTCCTTAATATATTCAAGGAAGGTTTTCCCTGCTGAATCGGGAACGATACGGCTTGCTAGAATAGTGAACTTATTCTCAGGCATCACGAAAGTATCTGGTTGAATACTGCCATCGAACTTAGAGGCATTAGAAGCACCTTTAATTGCCTTATTGATATCGGCAAGAATGACCTCTACTGTAGCAGTCGCATAATCTACTGTAGAAGTAATCACCTCAACACCTGTTTGATTATAGAAGCCTAGCAAACCAGTTTCAGGCTCGCCAAACCAAGCGACATCACTCATATGGTTTTCATAGGCCAATCGAGCTGCTGCAACTTTGTCAGTCGTTAACTGAATACCTGCTTTTAAGGCAGCTGCAGCATCAAAAATACTGATTTCATAACCAATAACACCAGGCTGTACAGTGAGTTTTACTTCATCGTAAACAACCTCTGCTAATGGCACGTCATTACCTTGACCTGAGAAGCGCTTACCACGTCCTACACCTCTCTTACGTTGCAAGACACTTGCTGAACCAATGACAGCACCTTCCAAACCTTCAATTGGTAAATACTTGGCATATGCTTGAGCTTCAGCAAGTTGCGGTGTCATTTCATCAATTGATTCAAGCTTTAATAATAACTTGGCAAAGTTATCTAAATTAAAGGCATCTCCTACAGCGATTTGCACCCCATGTGCAACTGCTGATAGACGGATTTTCATTTGTTCTAATTTTTTTGACATTGATTATGCTCCACGTAAACGAAGAATAGCTAATCCATCAGGACCAGTGATGGTTTCCCAAGAGGCATTAGGAAGTTCCGTAGAATCTAATGCTGCAGAAGAAAGTGAACCAAGTGGCGCTTGGGCAGTAGGGTTCGCAGTACGTACATATACCTTCGCATTGATATCGATCACTGGTGCTGAAGGCTTCACCCAGATAGAACCGATTTGCATTACAGGTGCACAGTCCTTAGCTTGATAGGCTTCTTTACCTAAGGCATTTTTTCCAGATTTACCCACGTGCTGAAAAACCACTACACCAAACTTTGTATTGGTTGCCCCAGTTACTGCGCTTACGGTTTTCCCGTCAGCAGATTGGACCACCACTTCGCCGTCACTAACTACGCCAGTACCAGCAACTGGCAAAGATAAAATTTCTTCGGGCATGTGCAGGCGAGCACGCATACCCGGAATAGCTTGAGGGGTTAAAGACATTTGAAGTTCTCCAGTTAATTAGAAACTTTGTTTCCAAGCTTCTTTTTTGTTGTTGGTTTTAGGCTCCCCATCTACTGGTTTACCATCGCCAGCTTTAACACTTTGTTGCTGGTGAAGTGCATCACCTACAGGGTTAGAAGGTTGAGTACCCTTCACAGCACAGAGTGCACGGAAAGTTGTATCGATCTGCTCAGGCTTTGCATCGCCTACCGACACGTTACCCATCAAAGCTGTTACTAATGCATCACCCGCTTTAGCAGCAATTACATCACGCTTGATTTGCTCGCATGTGCAGCCTTCTGTTTTAACTGTTGGTACCAATGCTTTAGCATCCGCAATCACAGCAGCACGTTCAGCCGCAGCTTGCTCAAGCTTTTCAGGCGTCATTTGGTTCTTTTCCAGATCACCTACTTTTTGCTCCAGAGCTGTTTTTTCGGCATGTAACTGATCTACAACCGCTTGAATGGCACCTAGTTCATCACCGATTGAAAATTGCTTATCACCCACTTTAAGTTTTGCAGCCTTCATGTTTTCAAGCTGCTCTTGTTGCTGCTTTAATGCATCTGCTAAGGGCGTGTTATCGCCGATGTTAAAGCGGATACCGTTTACAATTACTTCCATTGTTTTCCCCTTTGGTGGAGTTTGCTGTTTGTCACCGATGCGGCAATCACCACCACAACGGCCATATTTAACGAGTGCTACGTGATTGCCAATAAAATTGATAAATTTGGCTTGATACGGCGTGCCATCTGGCGCAGTACCCTGCTCAACGATTAATAAGGCTCCATAGCCAAGCGACATTTCTAGCCGCTCGTTGCTTTGGATCAGATCAATGCTGATCTTGTCTTTAATGAGCAAATCACCCACCAGATAATCGCCTTCCTGTCGAACGTTCTCACAATAGCCAATGTGATAATCCTTCCAGTTAGATGCGTTAATTTCATTCTTAGGCGGGTGATAGTCTGTAGCGTCTACACCATTGAAGCTTTGAATAGCCTCAGGCTTGAAAAGCTCTTCTGCAGGCGTGTAGACATTAATGACTTGATCAGCGGTATAACCTTCCAGTGATGGAAACTCATACGCATAGTACTGACGTACTTGAGGCGCTTTAGCTAAGCGAACATTGACGCATTTCAGATACCCCTCTTTGGTAAATGAGCGTGTCGATTCGCTTGGCGCAAAGTCACCTACCTTGAAGCGGTAAATGTTTTTCATAAATTGCGCTCAATAAAAAACCCACCGAGTGGTGGGTTTGAAATATCAGATTTAATTTCCTGTGATGAAAAATTTCTTTATTCGTAATCTAAGGTAAATCTATGGCCTGTTTCCTTAATTATATAAACAAATCTTTGATTAGCCTCATCCATCTCCAAACCGATAGTTGCTATTTCAGTTGTTCTTTTTTGAGGGTCAGCCTCTAATATTTGATCAATATTCGTAGAAATTGCATCAAATGAGTTCTCAAATGTAATTAAAATCCTCTGAACATTCGTTATGGCTTCTACAGGCGATCCATTAGCAACAACACCAAAACCTGGTGGGTGATATTCTGTACCATCCTTTACTCTAACTGTTGTGTTGTAGCCTTTACGTCTTAAAATTTTATATTGCTCTTCTGTCAATGGTTCGCTAGTCGATTCAGACTTAAAACTAATTAGTAGATTAGGCCAATTTTCATGAATAGTTTCGATGATATCTAAATCGCACCAATCGCCATGTGAGAAAATACCAATAATGTGTGCTTGAGAGTTAGAAAAGTGGATAAACAATAAATCTGACGTTCTTTCCATATACCCATCACTTTCCACAACATTACCTAAATGAAAATGCTGGATTCTCCAATGAGATAACATATCATCATTATAATCTAGCTTTTTAAGGTTTCTGCTTTGATATTTATTTAAAGAGTTTCCTTTTTCTATATCTAAAATAATTTTTTGATAAGCACCTAAATGTTCAGCAGGTATGACTAAATTTTGAGGTTCAATCACCTCTCTCGGTTGAGCGTTAATAATTCTGTACTTATAACGTTGATATAAATGAATTGATCCATTTGTTCCAGCCTTATAATTACCAAACTCACTAACTAATTTTTTATGACAGTAATCTTCGTAATCTTTTAAAATTTCATTTTTAATTTCCATTACCCCACCTTAATAAAATGATTAAATAAAATTTAATTACCAAGTTATTAAAATCTCATAAAGTAATTAAATTAATCAATCAAAATATCCTCATAGTTAGGCAATGCCGTGCAACGACATCGGATAGGCTGACCGGGATGCCCCCCTTCTGGCGGTGAATCCCATCTGAATGTCTTGCCCTGTTTATGTTGATGATCTGGCCTCACACGTTCATCTTTGGCTGTTTGCCATGTGTATGTCTCAACACCCATCGAAAGCTGTCGAGCTTGGTTAATTTGGCCGTTAATCTTGCCCATCTGATCACTAGCAATAAGACGTGCACGATAATCAGTAGATAACCCTAATTGCTTAATAGCTTTGGCCAACTCTTCATTTGTTTGTCCAGTCTGCAAAGCATTAGTAATTAATACTTCAAGCTTATCGGCATATTGCTGTGGAATGGACTTAATCAAACTGACATTAGCCGTAATGTTTAGATCTACCTCATCCTGAATATCAGCAGCTCGATAGAACGGCGTAAGATCCACACCAATAATTGTTTTGGTGTGCTCTGCAATTTGCTTGTCCACTTCCTTTTGGGTGTCAGTCACAATCTTTGTGGCCAACGGTCGAGAAATCTCAACAACATACTTTGTGAGCTTTTCCCTAAAGGCCGTCATCATGTCCGAGAACCATGCATCTCCGATGTTCTGGCCTACTGTAGGAATAACTAATTCCTTAGTTTGTTCCTGACAATATTTTGAGATAGCCAGTAATTGCCGTGTGTAATATAGCTCTACACGGCGATTTACGTGCACGGCTCTCGGCTTAGAAGCTTTACGACCTTTTTTACGTTTCTTCGCCTGCTGGAGGTGGGGTTTCAGGATCTGAATTATCGTTGTCATTAAGCTTCACCATTGTCTCAAGTTCTTTGATATGTTCTTCATCAATCACTGAATAAACACCGTCAATGAGTAGCTGTCGTGCTATCTGTGGCTCTGTAATAATGCCCATCTCTAAATATTTAGCATCCCGTTCAGCGTTAGCTTTCTCAACTTCAGAACGGACTTTAGCGTCTAATTGCCATAACGGATTAAACACAACATCTAAACTTGGAATCTGACGACCAAATGTAGCTTGAACAATTACTCTTAAAAGCTTCATCATGAATGGCTTTAAGGACCATATTTGCTTAGTTGCGATACTGTCGTAATAGTTCCGTGTGTCGTGCTCACCAGTTGCGTTCATGCCTGCAGGTGATTGCCCAAATAAAATCGTATATGGCATATCAGCTGCACCAGCAGTTTGAATCGAATACTCACGCATGAGGTCAGGCAGACCGCCAAAGCTATAAGATTTAGAGTCATACTCCTCCTCTTTATCCAAGACGATCATGCCATTCAAGCCCTTAAGCAATCCGACACTAAGAAAACGTTCAGCTACGGATTTCATATCCTCTTTGATCTTATCGACCAAGTTAGGTGTTCTAATCACGTCAATTTTTGATTCATGGACCAGACTAGCAGTGGCTTTCTTTACGGCAGCATGATCAAGTAGATCCTCATAAACTTCCTGTAAGACACTTACCGGCTCTTCATTAACTACATCGGCATGGCCAAACTTATATAAGCGGGTATGGTGGATTCTTTGAGTTGATTTCCCGTCCAGCTTTAACTTATAAAATTCAGGCTGCTTTAAAAGTCCACCGGCCTCCTTAGGCGATAAGTATTTACTGGTATCAGCTTCAATGTGCTTTTTCTTAAGCACCGTGAAAAACTCTAAACGACCAATACCTAACTTGTTTAAATCAAACGGTTGATCTAAGTTGCCGCCGTCCACTGTTCCTAGAAGCACATAGCAAACACCATATAAGCGAGAAAGTACTAAACTAGATAAGAGCACCCCATCTAAGTTAAATGCCTTACACGCCTCTTTAAGCTTCAATAAATCGTTGTCTTGTATCCCTTCATAGAACCAACCAGCTCGGAGCATGTCACTTGCTGGACGGTTTACGATGCGCTTAGCCAACCAGTGTTGATACACGGCTTCTAATTGCTCATCAGGAATTACTTTCTTAACGAAAGAACCGTGTGAAGCTTTGTCACGTTCGGTACCAATATTTGAGACAAAGTTTGTATACGCCCCTGCATCGCCAATTGCATCGGGCTTTTTAGTTTCAGCCATAATTTCCTCTAATCAAATACAGTTGGCTTTTTGGCTAATGAATCATTAATTGCATCAATGGTCGGGTCCCACTGGTCGTCATGATCATGTGACCAATCAGCAGTAAGGCCTTCAATCTCTTCAATGTAGTTCAATAGCCACGGTGCATTAGCTGGTAACCAAACGCGCTGATCTTCAACATAAAGAATGACGTCCATTGTCCGTGACAATTTGTCCTCATCCCGCTGAATTGCCCTAATAGGTAAGGTAGTTTCCCTAGAAATAGATTGAATTAATCCGGTACCACTCGCCTTATCTTCTACGGCCATATAACGAAGTTTGCCGATTTTGGTGTTGCTATCCTTATGCTTATTGATAAAGGCTTTAGCCTCCTTCAATAGCTCAGGTGCTTCCCATTTCCCGCGTTTCACATCAATGATGTAAAGGTTATTGTCATAGCCCAGACCAGCACATAAGAACACCGAGAAGTCATTATGCTTTTTGACCTTCTGAGCAGTATCGGCCCATACAGCCCGCCACTTAAGAACAGGTAGCTCTAGATAACGTGGGAACCATTCAGCCTTAACCAGATCACCACCCAGCTTTTTAGGGTTTTGCATGTATTGGCTTGCAAATGTGTAGCGTGACACTGTGGCGCCGTCTTTATCTTCCCCGCCTTTCTCCAGCTGCAGCAATGAAAGTAAAGATTCTTTTAACGGCCAGTAGCTTTGACGGCCTTTGGCATCACGCTCAACATTACGTGGAATTTTGCGCTGTATTTTTTCTGGTAACTTACTGATGTACTCATCATCGATAAGCGCGGGAATACTGATCTGTTCCCACTCACCAGGTACATTACCCGTCATCACAAAGTTAGTCGGATCTTCAACATGCAAACGCTGCATGATCAGAATAATTGGCGTGTCTGATTTAGCTTTACGCGAGTTGACCGTATTTAAGATCTTACGGTTAGCTTTACGTCTTGCTGTTTGGCTAAATGCATCCTCAGGCTTTAATGGGTCATCAAGAATAATTGCACCGGTAAAGCCTTTATCCGCTAATGTACCAGCACGGCGACCCGTGACCTGCCCACCCATTGATGCAGAATAAACATGACCAGCATCATAACCATCAACGGTAGTTTTCCAGCTCGACTTAGCATCCGTACTGGTAGAAATCTTTACTGGCCATAAACTCTGAAAGTCTTCCGACTTAACAATGTTTCTGGCTGTTGCCGATACATCCTCAACTAGTGACTGTGAGAAAGACAAATACAGAAACCGCGAACGAGGATTACGTGCTATACCACGGGCAATAAGGTTTGTAAGTAATTCAGTTTTACCACTACCCGGTGGAACGTTAATAACTAGGTTCTTAACCTTTCCAGCGATTACCTCGTCAATCTTGTCGGCAATATATTCATGATGCCAATTGACCGAAAACTTAAAGCCCATACGTGGCAAGAAAAAAGCACGAGTGAAAAATAAATGTTCTTTCTCACATTTGATCCGCTTAGCTTTGGTTTTAACAGGATCAATATTCGTTCTCGAGTTCATCTATCGCCTGCCTTACCTGCTCATCGGTAGCAGTCACATAGGTAATGTTTTCGCTTTGTAATGGACCGCCGCCAGCGCCTGTAATTTCAGTCTTATTCGTGTACTTGCCGCCTATGTCCTCAGCAGCTTGCTTAAGAATGCTTAAAGCTGCTACACGGTTTCTACTGTGCTTTTGATATTGGCTTTCGTAGCGCTGTAAACGCACCGCTAAGTTTGCAATTGGGATTGCCTCAGGCTTACCCAAAAACATTTCGCGAGTCTTTTCAAAATCTTTTCTTAATTCTTCACTCAGGTTCTCGCCTGCCCGTTTGGTCGGATCGTATTTCTCACACTGCTGTTTAGTAACTTTTATCCCGTATTCTTGGTTGACGAGCTCAGCAGTTTCTGTGGGTGTATTAAATACGGCAAGTGAGCGAACTATAAAGAGTTTTACCTCCTTTTTTAGAGCCGCCATATCCTCAATCCTGTCAACCTACGTCAACCTAAATAGCCAAAAAAAAGAGCCTCAAGGCTCAGGTAATTACGCAGTTTCCACAACATTTCGAAATATCTAAATCAGAAACAAACGGCGGGTTTTTGGCAACTTCAATAAGCCTCTTAACACTGTCATTTGCTCCCCAGCGTTTTACAACACCGATAAACTCTTCCACATCGTGACCGGCTAAATAGTGCTTTGGTAAGCCAGTATGATCACTGTAAATAATTTCACCGTCCGAGTCTCGTTCTACACCGATGTGATAAAGCTCATGTTCAAGCAAAGCACAGAACTCGCTATCGTTTGCCTTTTCACAAAAGCTTGCATCGATTGTGATTAAGTAAACTGGAACGAATCCGAACCAGTCGCGCATTTGCTGCTCTTGTCGGGCTTTCTTCCAGCCGCCTTGTTGAAACATAACCTTTTCACATTGGCCAAGCACCATACGCTTAGCTCTGGTATAAGCAGAAGAAGCCCATGCAAAAGCCAAGAAACCCTCATTGTCATGAAGCATCTCAGCGATATGGTCGTGATCTGGATTATGTAAAGGTCCACCCAGCGTAAGAAAATTAGCAACTACCCATAGTTTTAAATCAGGTGCAGGTATTAAACGGAGTGCTTCCTCTTCTTCGGCCTGATCCATAAAATCAGTTGGAGGAAATGGTCTGATCTGATCCATTAAATATTTGCCTCTTTAAATTTTTAAGCCATTGGCTTGCGAAATGAGCTTGGATCTGTAATGGACCAGATTCATTAATCTTAAATCTTGGTGCTGCCTCTAACCGAACAACGGTATATCCCATTGATTCAGCAACATCGTAACGGTCCATACTCCATGCCTTTGTTGCCAGCTTGCCCTTTCGTCCACCTGACCAAGGCCCACCGGATATCTCGACTAAAATCTTGTGCTCAATCAGATGGAAATCAAAACGCCAATGCTTTGTAGACAAGAACTGAAATTTCTTCTCGTACTTGATGTCGAGTATGTTCAAGGCTTTTTCAAAGTCTTCTTCGGCTTCCTCATAGCTAAGTTTAGCCTTAGGTAGCGGTTTGGATCTAGGTTTGTTTTTTAAAGGTGCTTTTTTAGTTTTAGCTTTATATATGTTTATTTCCATATTTCATGCCCATTAAAAAACCCACAGAAGTGGGTTATGTAAAGAAAATCTTATTTATAATCCTTACCAAAAGCATAACCTAAAGCAAGAGTAATTATGGGCGTGAAAATAGACCATATACTAAAAATAAATTTCTTTAACTCTACAATTTCACTTTGATTATTATTGTTGTATGCAAATCCTAAAAATATAAATAATATTAAACTTATAGCTGAAGCAATAATAAAACACCATCTAATAGTAGTCCAAATAATTGAATGCTTCGCATCATCGCCCGTTCCAATTTCTTTGGTAATTTTACCTATAATTCTAGCTGTCTTAATTTCATCAGACGCAACAGGATAATCAATTTGGTTTCCTTGCACTGAGTCAACCTGAAAATTTATCTGTGCATCATCTTTCAAAAATAGGTCTCACTACTTAGTTAGAAAAGTATATGCAAGCTGTCTAGCGTTTTCGATTCTATTGACCAAAAAGGTGATAAAAATATCCTTACCTTTGTATTTTGCTAAATAGGCTGGCTCTAACAAACCACTACCTAATGGATTGTCAAAATTTTTAAGTATTAATCTAACACTTAAACCTGGATTACTATCCAATTCAAGATCAATTTTCGAGGTGCTAATAGTATTATCAGTTGCAAAAATAAAATTTACTTCAAAATCATCAATTCTAAGTCTGATTTTGCCATTTGATCCGCAATGCAGTATCCCACTATCGAAAACCTTAAAATCATCTACAAATTTAGAAACCTTAAAGCTAGATTCATTTGGACCTGATAAAGAATAATTTGTAATCGACATTTTGAGTTTCAGCTCAATGTAAGTGCAAATTTATGATTCAAAAAAACCGCACAATGAGGTTTAAATGGGCGACTAAATACAAAATCGCCAAGTTATCACAAATATGCCATAACCTGTGTACACATACAAGTACTTATTGCCTTTTGCATTCATCTGGATTGAGGTTGTAAAAAATAACCTTAATTTCTTTTGTTAAATAATCCAAAAAAGGAAACTTCTCAGTTGGCTCTGGAGTTTCAACCAACCAAAAAGTATAGTTTTTTTCGCATATCTTGTATTGAATCGTTTGATCATTTAATTTGATTTCACAATCTAGCATTTTTAAATCACTTAACTGAATTAAGCATCGTGCGAGAAAATGAGCTTTATCATATGCCTGATCAGTTTGAGAAAAATCATTCATTACAAGTTTGTAAATAGCACTACTTAAGTCGTAAATGGCTTGTTCTGAGGTTGTTTTCATTTGAAATTGCTTAAGCTCATTAAAATTTAATGAGCTTATCTTATCTAGAATCGATTATCTTTACTTCTGAAGCAAATCAGATTTTAAATTTGGATAACGACCTGAGATGAATGCCAATGCACATTTCATATCCTGACGAATTTGAATTGTAGAAGTCTCATACATTGCCGCCACCTCTCTAAGTTTTTTGTTTTCCACACAGATCTGCCATAAAGCATCCATCCAATCCTGTAGAGGCTCGCTATCAATTTGACGTATATCCAAAACGATACGCTGGAATGCACGTGCTTCATTGTCTGAAATTTGACAAGATAGCCCTTTTTGCAAAACAGGTTCATGAAAATTTTCATCACTCATATATTGTGCAATTAATTCCTCACGCTGTTTTTGAGTCAGCTTTCGGGTGGGAAGTGATTTATAAATTAGCTTCTTTGTTTCCGTATCCCCATTCATCCAAGCCCCAAATTGTCTAAACCAATCTTCTGTACTGAATTTTGACCAGTCAGTTGTTTGCATTATTGTCACTGCTGCATTCATCACAAGCCACCTCTCACTAAATTTTCAATCTGCTTAATCGCCAAACCGCTTTTCACTTGTTGTGTATCGAACCGTAAAACTGTAAAACCCATCATTGCTGCGGAGTTATATTTCTCCATGTCTCCTATATAGCCCTTGCCTCTTGTGTGACGGCCTCCGCTCCAGATCCCGCCTTCTACCTCAATCAAAATCTTTGTACCCGTTATTAAAAAATCTGCTCTCCATTTACGTTCAGGATGGAACTTATATTCCTGTTCAAAACCAATCTTGCATGCTCTTAAATGTGTTGCCAGAACCATTTCACCCACACTTGGTTGTCTGGCAACTTGCTTTGCTGAACGCCGCTTTTTATTTTTCTTTATCGGAAATAACTTGCGGTATTCAGCAATGCTGACTGATGACATCAAGCACCACCCTTAATTAAATGATCCAACTCTCTAGCAAAATGGCTATACATCTGAGACTTTTCAAAATCTCTAATACGACTTAATTCGTGTGCCTCAACTCTGTACCTCTGAGCCATTTCACATATTGATTTTTTAAGCTCATCTAATAAATCAAAACGTGGAGGCTTTCCGATTGGAGGTCTCATTAATTCCCCGCCATTGTCAGTAAAACCTAATTTGATGAGTTGCCCCTTAAGTAGATCCGCCTTAGCTTGCTGTTCTTGAAATGCCCACCATGCAGCTGTCAATAGTTCAGCGTCTCGCACTCTTAAGCTGTTGCTAGATGAATAACAATTCAACTCCTCATCAAAATGCATAAGCACCGAATAGAAATATTTAAATGTTTTTGATCTTTCAAACTCTTCTCTGCACTTATCCATTTTTCACCTCATCAATGCGGTGGCCTGCTGCTATTTCTTCGGGGGTGGCATATTCAATTTCACCTTTTGTTGTGTGAAGGCACCAGTTCTCCCCATTCTTTACGAAATTACATTTGATAAGATCTTTATCAATACTGTCTATTTGGTAGATAGATTCAGTTCTTTTGTCTGTCCGCTTAATCCAATCACCCGCTTTAAACTCACTCATGGCTGGCTCCTTTAAATGCCCCAATCATCGCCTTGTACATCTCTCTGCGCTTTCTATTTGTCTCAGGATGCACATCACTTCCTTTAACTGGATTCATGTAGCAGTGAGCCGCATTGAGCATTTTTTGTGTAGGCTCTTTTGGCACAATCACATAATTGCCGCTATTAAGTTTTTGCAGAGCTTCCATATCCTTTTGCATTTGGTCAGAAACTCGATCTTTCATCATCTGTTTTGCCAGGGCTTTTTCAAACTCACTTTGAGAAATACCTTTAATCATTTCATTATCAAAATTCACTGTCCTTCCCCCTTGAGCGCTTGCTCTAACATTCCTGCGATAAATTTAGCGAAACCTTCTTCTTTATCGCTTGCATAATTGCCATTTCTGATTTTGGCGATTACTTGCTCAACTGCATCCACCCGCTTTTGCAGCTTAAACATGTTTATTCCTTGCTGGGTGTACAGGGTTTGCAGCTCCTCCACTTTCGCTTGCTGTGACTGCTGACCAGCCTCATAAGCAATACGGCAGCAATTGGCATGAACTAAAGCTAAATTGCCTTGTGTGCCTAACCATTCGTTAAATGTCATTGGTTTATCCATCTCAAACATTCCTCGATTGGCAATTCGGCGAAATGTGGTTTTCTGGTTTGTCTAGGGTTTCTAATTCCCTCGAATCCGATGGTTTATCAATGCGGTGGCCTGCTTTAATCTCGGCTTCTGATGCGTGCTCAAGGCAAGATAATGGGTGGCAATCCCCATCATCTAATACCGCTAATAAAGTGCCGTTACGATCAGCGAAGAAGTCAACAATTTGGAATAGCTCATTAAATCCAAACTGACCATCATTTGCCTTTACCCAATCATTGATTTCAAACTCTTTAAACTCACTCATGGCTGGCTCCTTTCTCATCTAGCTCTTTACGCGCCAACCACCACAGCACTACAACACCGCAAAGCACTGCTGAAATGCAGGAAATAAGCATTGCCCACGCTAAAATCTCGAATTTATTCATGCTGCTGCTCCCTTGCTTTGTTGGAATCCAACTTGAATTAAGTACGGCATCCATTTTTGCTGTTGTTCAGGATCTGCGAGTTTTACTGCGATACGTGCTGCAAGTTGTTCATAGCTTTCGTTACCTTCCGCATACTTGCTAGAAAACTCAGGATGTTTAGAAAGCTTGTCAGCGAAGACAGCAATCTGCTTTTGACTTAAACCGGTTGAATTGTTTTGTTCACCAGAAAATGACTTAGCAGGTTGTGATGCTTTTTGACGGCGCTCGTATTTAGCTTTTGCATTCAGTAACCAATCTGCAAAATGGAAAATCAAAAGATCATCACAAAGATTCTTTGAGGCATTGTTGAGTTCAAATGCTCTTAATTCACGGTGGTACCATGACTGCATTACGAGCAGATCAAAATCTACAGACTTGTCTGAAAGTAAAATTTCTTCACGAAGTTTTTTAAAACAAAGCCAAGTTTTTTTATTTTTAGATTCATCTGAAAGATTACTTGATAGATTCCGTGTACCAACGTTGGTACTGTTTGGTGGAATTGGTGGTACTGTTTGCTGGAAATATTGGTACTGTTCCAATGTTGGTACTGTTTGAGAATCTTCCCCTTGTGTATCAATGCTTTCCGAGTCTAACTGTTCCAACGTTGGTACTGTATTTTCTCGACCTTGTACACCAATTAAACGATAGACAATTACCTGCTTTGTTCTGCCCTTTCTTTCACCGGTATCGAAAATTACACCCTCAGAACTGAGCTCATCCAGAATCTTAAAAAGGGTTTTTTTATTAATCTGACAGTCATCAGCCAAGCGTGTAGAACTCGGATAACAGCAGTGTTGCTCATCCGCACGATCAGCCATTGAAAGCAGAACTAATTTTTTTAGAGCTGGAGATGAACCACCCTTTTGCTGAGTGAATTTCTTTTTCCAAGCCCACACAGTAGCGTCTAAGCTCATTTATCCCCCTCTTCATTCACTTGAATGAAAGAGCCCAAATAGCGGATCCGCTTAGCTCTATAAAGACTCGATATAATTACGCCAGCATGGTAGAGATTAATGCCATGCACTCCGTGCTCATCGACCAGACCTTGCATAAACTCATCACGCGTTACTGCCGCTTGATTAACGTCATGGTTACGTTTTTTTAAGTTCGCTTTGCGTCCTTCCAACAAATCGGCCAGAGTTTTCAAAGCCGGTTCATGCCACGACTGGTAACTTTGCTGACGTTTCTGCTCTTGCAGATTGCCTTTAGCTGATTGGTTTGCTAAATTAGTTTGCATATTCATTGACCCTTGAAATTAATGAATCACCTAAAAGCTTGATTTCGCAGATCAAGCTTTTTCTTTTTGTGTTTTTGAAATGTAGATTGCTGCTTCTGATTTAAGTGCTTCACGCAACTGGTGAATGTGGTTTTCCATTTGCTCTAAGATTTCTTCGGTATCGGCTAATTCCGCTGGTGTTACCACCCCATCCTCTAAAACCTTGTGAACCTGCTGATTAGCTTGGCCATTGTTGATGTTTATATGTAGCAACGTTTCAACAATGCTTACTTCATGTGCTTTTTCATCGGCTTGACTTGCTGGAACTAATACAAATCCAAGCATATGCGCCCATGCCTTAACTAACGCTGGGTTGCGAGTAAACTGAATCATTGCCTCAAGTTTTTTGATACTTGGGAAATGCGTTTCCATATTTGGGTTTGCGTAATTGAGTACGCTCTTGTATGAATCACCAAGTACGTTTGCAATCTCTTGCGGCGTAATTCCCTGTGACTGGTGAACCATTTTGTAAATTGCCGTTTTAGCCTCTGGGCTTAAGTTGATTTCACTCATATGTGAATCCCTCTTTAAATTTCACGTATACGCACATAAGACGTAAGTGAATAATGATTTCTATGCGGTACGCTTTGGTTTTGAGCTACGTCTTAAATATTCAAAGTCAGCATTTGGGCATAATTCATCGCAACTAACTTTTCCGTGGCTTTCTCGGTCTAAGGCAATTGCTAAAGTTGCGCTACAAAAACGAAATTTGTTTACCACCAGACGTAGGTAACCTAGAGTTGAGCCGCATTTTTTTGCAAATTGCTCTTTAGCTTCTTTGTTAGGCAAAGAATTAAGGTAATCAGCAAGTGATTTGGTTGATACTTCCACTTCCATTGATAAACCTATTGATAATTAATTTATCAACTGAGTTTATCTTTTGATAATTTTAATTGCAATAGGATAATTAGCAAAATTTACCCCTTATTGTTATCATTTGATAATTAGTTGGCTTATGAATGTTGTGTCCATGAATCTTAAAGAAATACGTCGTAAGAACTTGCGTAAGCTAATTGACCAGTTACTTTCTGACAAAATTTACGAGCGTCAAGAAGACTTCGCGGTTGCTGTAGGCATCGACAAAACCTACCTCTCTCAAATGCTTATGGAGCCTGATCAAAAAGGTTCACGAGGTGTTAGCGAAGCTAAAGCGCGGCAGATTGAAAAAGAATTAAATTTAGAAGCAAATTTTCTCGACCTACTTGATGAATCAAGTCCGTTTGGTAAAAGTAAAATTGAGAATGGCGTAATTCGCCCTGCTTCAAACCTTAATGATTCAGGTGAATATGTAATTATTCCGATGTATGACATTAAAGCTGCTTGTGGTAATGGCTATACAAATGAAGACGAACTAATTAAAGGCGGGTTGGTCTTTAAAGAAAGCTTTATTCGTAAATGTGGACTTTCGTTAAGTCATGAGGATACTGGAATTATTACTGGTGATGGTAGAAGCATGGAGCCTACAATCAATCATACGGATGCTATTCTTACAGACCTACGAGTAAATACGATTGATCAAGTCATAAGTGATAAGGTTTATGCTTTTGTTGCAAATAAAGAGTTAAGAATAAAAAGACTTTTTAGAAAAACCAACGGCGGCTTAAGAATTGTTAGTGATAATCCCGACAAGGAAACCTTTCCAGATGAACATATTGAAAAAGAAGATTTAGATGCCATTCAAATTAAAGGATTAGTACGCTGGAGATGCGGAGAAGTATAAAAAATATAAAAAATTACATTATCAGCCTGATAAATAATCAGGCTTTTTTATTGTCTTAATAATCATGCAATTATCAAAAATGATAAATTAATTTATCATTTGCTATTGATAACTAAATTATCTTTTGATAATTTTATCTCGTAGACAACAAAAAAAGCACACCGAACCTTCTACCTCTCGATGTGCTTTGCTATATGCGAGATCAATTATGAACGTAAAAGCTACCCCTTTCAACTCATTTGCATTTGTCAGCATGGCTGCTCTTGCAATTTCTGGTGGTTCTTTAGTTGCTTGCCAATTGCAACCAGCTTTCCAAACAAAAGAAGCACCTACTCTTTTCACCCCTAAAACTCAATCAAGTACTTACGGTGTTTTAACCGCAAAAATCACAGGTAAACATTCTGGCGTTGCTGTAATTAAATTAGATAGCTTCCGTTTAAACGTTAGCTTTGATTTTGAAGCTCATCCAGACAGTTACGGCGTTCCGGGTTCTGAATTCACTGCTGTTGATATTACTCAACTCACTGTAAATGAAATCACTGATATTAACGGTAAATCATATAACGATTTCACCGAATTTGAAGACATCCGAAACATCAATGACCTTCTAAAAGGCTTCATCGAACGTAACAAGTTGGTGGAGGCTTAAAGATGTCTAATTTCAAAAAGCACCCTGACGGCTACAAGTCTTATTTAGGCCGTGATGATAAAGGCCTCTACTCTGTCCGCATTGGCTGGCAAGTGTACGCATCTAATGCTAATGGCTCAGCTCTTTACAAAGTTAAAGACGGAGTTAAGACGCCTTTAAATGTGTTCAGGTTCCAAACTTCTTATCCAAAAGTTTGGAATGAACTCACCCAAGAAATCGATTTTCAGCGCAGAAAGCAGCTCGCTATAAAACTGCGTGAAACAAACATCCCTACTTATGACCGCAAAGCTTATAAAACTAAGCGCGGCTTCACTGGCTCAAGATAAGGATAAGAAAAATGGCTCTACCGATTATTACTGCTGACCAAACTTTATTGGTTCAAGCAATTATTGTGTACCTATACGCTGATCCGGGTTTAGGTAAATCATCGATGGGTTTTACTGCGGAAAAAGCAATTTCTTTTGACTTTGACCGTGGTGCTCACCGTACTGGTGAATTACGTCGTGGTGCGGTTGTACAGGTTCAACAATGGAGTGATGTTGCAAACCTTACTCCGCAGGACTTAGCACCATATAAAACCGTAGTCATTGATACCGTGGGTGCAATGCTTGAATGCATTAAAACCCATCTATTGCTAACTGCTAATAACCGTCAAAAAGATGGCTCTTTAAAGTTAAAGGCTCAAGGTTTAGCGAACCAAACGTTCAAGCAATACATCAATACTTTGATCAGTTTAGGTAAAGATGTTGTTTTCATTGCACACGCATCAGAAGATCAAAACGGTGATCAAATTATTTACCGCCCAGATCTAGGTGGTAAAAACCGTAACGAGCTTTACCGTATCGCAGATGTCATGGGTTATCTAACAACTGTTACTACTGGTGAAGGTAAAAATGCCCGCGTTATTAATTTCAAACCTTCGCCTACACATCATGCAAAAAACTCAGGTGCTTTAGGCGGTGAAACCGGTGAAGTATGGGTACCTGATCTTAAAGCACATCCTACTTTCTTGGCTGACCTGATTACTCAAGCTAAAGATCACATTAACACCTTAACGCCTGCACAACTTGCAGCAGCTAAAGCCCAAGAAGAGCTAGAAAACTGGAAACAAAGCTGTGAAGAAGCTGAGCATGCAGGTGATTTAAATCAATTAACTGAGTCGCTTGATAAAGAACACATGTATTACCAGAACATGCGCCAAGCAATGTTAATGAGAGCTAAAGCATTGAATTGCACGTTTGATAAACAACGTGGCACTTGGATTAGTCCACCTGAATTTAACGGTATCTCAGATCAACAAAGAGATGAACTTCAGAACTTCATAGCTGAACGTGGCCTCGATGTAAAAACAGTTTGTGAACACTTAGGTATCGATGCCCTTATCCAAATTGAAGCAGCAAAACTGCCAGCAGTTAAACAAGACATTGAAACATTAGCTAAAACGGGGATGACAGCATGAATAATCTAATCACTGCAGCTGAAGCATTTGCAGCTCTTCAAAAAGGTAAAACTGTTCTTTGTCGTCCTATTGGAGACATGTTGGACTTTTCTGACTTAGATCAATTCCCCGCTTCTGTTTTTGGTAAACCGGGTTTTGAATTCTGCATCAAAATCGAAACTATTGAGCTGGCTGGCATTACATTCACAAAGCCATTAACTATTGATGAGTATGAAGAGGGTCAGGAAGTTTATGTAATCAGTACATATTCACCTACGGTTTATGTTTTAGATTTCAAAACTAACGCATTAATTGATTCTATTAACAGTGGCTTCGTTCAACGTGATGCAGAAAACGCCAAGCTTCAATTAAAAGCTTTTTCAAAAGCACTCGGTATTGAAATCAACAATGATTTAAGTGTTATTCGTCTTGGTGAGGAACCTAAAAAACAGAGAGGCAAAAAATCAAAAGCTGAGCCAGTGGCAAAAGTAATACCTTCTGAAGTTTTCCCTGCAGATAAACAGCCAGCGATTGTTATTACAGAACAAACTAATGTCACAGCTTCCGAAGACCTATTAACTCCAGTTACTAACGAACTTAATATTAAGCCGAATGTTAATGCCCAATTTGAAATTTTGCTTGATGCAATCCGTATTTGCCAGTCAGAAAAAGAGCTAGATTCAACTTGTGCGAATCTTGAAAAAGAAGGCTTTACTCAAGAGCAAATTGACCAAATAAATCTGGCTCAGCAAGAACGATTAATTGAACTCGATTTTATTGAAATGGATGCTGCTGATACAGCTAGTGAACAAGTTTTTTCTGATTTAGATGCGCAAGCAAATGATGAAGTGGCAACCATTTCAATGCCTGAAAATTATGAATCATTAGTTCAAAGCATCCAGAACTTTCATACCCCTGAAGAAGTTAATAGTGTTATCCGTTACACCACTAAATGGACGGAGGAACAACGTAAGCCACTATTAAATGAAATGCACAAACGCCTTGCAGAGTTAAAGCAAACAAAACAAGAAGATGATGGATTATCACCTTTAATCGTCCGCCTCCAATATGCGGCAGATCTAAAAACGCTTGAAGAATTAGAGTTAGAAATTCCTTCACGCCATCAAGACGTTCATAAAACCTTATGGAATATGGCCAAAAAGCGCCGTAGTCAACTCAATGCGGCCGCTCATGAACCAGCATATCTTTTAGAGGATGGCCTCTAATATGAAAGATCAGTACAAGAAAGTGAGCCAAAAACACATGCTTGGTTTTATGTACTACTTGCAATTGCTGGGCTACGTAATAGTCCGGCAAGGCATGGATCAAGCAATGTTTCTAACCAAACATTATGCGGTACCAGTCGCTTGGCACCGCATAACGATCGACTATCACAACCGTTTAAATAAACCTGCCCAGCAGCTTTATAGAGAGTTTGTTGAGTGGACTAAAGAAGAATATGCAGAGATGGTGGCTTAAATGACAGGTAATGAACGTATCCCTTTTGAATCACAATTCAAAACTACAGAAATTTTTAAACGTGAAAGTGCTATTCGTAAAAATGACATCCTAGCATTCAGTGAAACAATGAATGGCTATTTCAATATTGTAACTAATGATGCTTGGCAGTTATGGAATAAAGCCAAAGCCGAGACGGTGCCAGATACTCCCACCCCTAGTGTCACTCTAACTTGCGCTGAACTAAAAGAAGCCTTTGATTTTGGTGCGCCAGATGGGGAAAAAGATCAATTCCAGATGGAAACTGAAATGACCATCAAATGGCTCCAAGATGGTTATGACGGTGAAGGATACTACTGTTGGTATGCTGATTTACCTGAGGAAGGTTGCATTAAGTTGGGTGTTAGCGAATCAGGAGCTGAAGGATGAGCAAAGTTATTGGAGAAGTTAATTTGAACCCTAGCAGAATTGAAGGCACTCCCGATCAGGTAGCTGTTCATATTTTTGAAAAAATCATTTGTCCAAGTACCGAGGAGCTTCTCAAAAATAATCCTGAGGCTGCAAAGGTTTTTGCATACCACATTTTTGGTTTAGCGCTTTCTCAGCTTGCCGAATTCCATTCAACTAAAAGTTTAGATAAAGCTGTAACCGTTACTCTTCACAACCTTTTGCGTCAATTGAAAAAAGAACGTAATGAATTAAAGAATTAA